AAAAAGGGCCCGACCAAAAGGTCGGGCCCTGCTGACTTAGAACCAGTCTATTTCTAGATCACATTCTTGTCAGGAAAATACGACTTTGCTCATACCATAAATTTCATATTTCTCGTTATCTAAAACTTAAGCATCCACCTGTTGCTTCCTGCTCCGTATATTCTGTATACACCGGCATCGTTAGCAACTTCTCTTTCGCACTTTCCTTTTTGCGCACGATACTGAAATCGATCGTATCGAGCATGTCCATCTGTGTACCAGTAACTAGGTCCCGTATCTCCCATTAGAACAAATCCAGCTTTTTGGTATACAGATCCTGATCCAGTATCTAGATCAGCGTAAGAAATCATTCCTGAATAACCATGCTGTTCAGCCCATTTTTTCGCATGCTTTAAAAGCCGACTGAATCCGCCGACGATTTGATGGTTTAGCAGTGAAGCAAATCTGCAAATTTCTAGCACATTTTGCTCTCTATATTTTTTCTGCCTTGGAACTCTCAAAGTCAATACCGATACTATCTTTTCTGCGCACACCAAAACGAATGATTTTTTCGATGGTGAGTGCCCATATAAGTGGTTCTGTGTCAGAAACTGTTTGGCCGTCTTAGAATCTACTTCGGCTACATGACACTTGCGTGCCCAAATTTTATATGGAGAGGCACCCAGACGACTTTTAATCATTGACTCTACGATAGATCTCTTATCCCGCCAGTGATCCGCATATACTCTAAATAGAGAAAAATGCTTCTCAGCTGCCTGTCTCGTCTTCTCCAAGTGTGCTCTGGGGCTTTTACCACCAATCTCGCTGTGCCAGTACAGCCCTTCGTACTCAATCGCAACTTTTTGGTCTGATACCACAATGTCCAACTCTTTGGGTGCTATGATAGACCGGTTGTTTCTAGAAATATCGAATCCCAGAGACTCAACAAAATCTGCAACTTCGCGTTCACCTCGACTGCTAAATATCGGATAACAAAAATAACACTGGGAACCTCGCTCAAAAGCTTGCAATGTTTTTTTGCTAGTTTTTCCACATTGTTGACACTCAAACTCAAGATACTGTTTCTGTCTTGAAACATATGCTTGATATGGCGTTACAGTAGAAAGATCATATCTCTTATCAAGCCTCTCATAGTATTTTTCCTGGGAAATTCTCTTGGAGGTTCTCATTTTCTCAAGTGATTCTTGTGTATGACGCCGGCCCCAGAAAGGATTTTTTTCTCCAGCCGGCGAAAAGATTCTGTCGTCTTCAATCTTTGTCTTACCTTTATTCCAGGCTGCAGCTTTACCCCCTTGTTTTCCCCCTTCACGTGAGGCAATGCTCGAACATGCCTTGCAGTATTTTTTGAAGGAAAATGCCACATATCGCGTCTCGTCACCACACGACTTGCACATGGGCACGACGCCTCCGTAAAAATGCTTAATCGTATATTCTCGACTTTTTAATCCATGCTCCTTGCGCACGTGATTGGTTAATTGTTTTCCAGTCTTAAAAGATGAAGAGCAGATTTTGCAAATTGAGTTTCTAATGTCATGACCCCTTTTTAAGGTAAGTATAAACATATGAGACAAATTGTTAAAAAAAAAGGGCCCGACCAAAAGGCCGGGCCCTGCTGACTTAGAACCAGTCTATTTCTAGATCACATTCATGTCCAAGCATGTGACAGTTCCGTAGAAATCCGATCTCACCATTTTCTTGCCGTAGCGAGTCATCACACCCTTGCGAGGCGTGAAATCCTCCGGAGCGAAGATGGTCGGAGTCACGATGAGTGGCACATACGGAGCGTAGACGTAGCCGGTCTCCAGGTAGCTTCCGCCCTTGTAGCCGACGAGGACCTTATTCCGTGGGAAGTAGGGATCCTTGTAGACCGTGAAACGGTTGCTGAGGGTACCAACCATGTCGGCGCCGATGACCATGCCGCTGACCTGTCCGTCTCCGTCCAGCGAGAACGACGGCTTAAAGAAGACCGAGGCTTCGAGGATGGTGGCGACGTCCGGACCGACGACCACGAAGTTGGCCGAGCCGCGGAGGGTCTTGCGGTGAATCTCATTGGCAACATCGATGATGGTCTCAATGAGGGTTTCGTACCATTCACGCACGGTGCCGGTGAAGTTCGGACCAGGCGCGTTGGTTCCGCTGCGCAGAACTTCGGTACCGGTGGTCTTGTTGACGAACTTGCCGGGTGAGCGCGACCAGTAGTAGTTGGCGGCTCCAGCCTGGGTGAGGAGGTCGTTGAGGATCTCGCGGTCGAGTTCCAGAGCGATCTGCTCGGACAGGATCTGGGTCAGCTCAACCTCAGCGTCAAGGCTGTGGTAGGCATTGAGATCCTGGGCCAGTTCGGGCGACCAACGAGCGCGCAGCTTGCGGGTCTCAGCCACAACCGGAATGCTCTCCACCTTGATGTCGATCTCAGGGATAGCCGGAGCCGGGGTGGCACCAAAGTCAGACTCAAAAGCCGGAATGACCAGCGTATCTCCGGTACCGGTATTAAGCTGTGAGGAGGTCACGTGAGTAACGACCAAAGAAGTAACTTCAGGCGCTGGACCATTAGCACCAGAAACAATCATCAGAAGCGCGGCCTGAGCAGTACCCGGAGCGATGAGAGGATCAGAAACGAACTGAGTTCCAGTCCATCGACCAATCTGGTTGAGGCGACGCACGTTTGCAGAAGTTCCTCCCTGAATTGCTTTGCCGTTCAAGTCGTTTCCAACTGCAGCGTAAGGAGCCGTAGCTGGGAAAGAGAAGTCCTTAACCAGCGTGGTGTCAGCTTGGCCAAAAGCCGCGGCCGAAAGGTCTACAACGACAGCCGAATAAACAGCATTGCCGGTAGCAGCACCAGGACCATCATTGTTTTCCTCAATAGCAGTGGTAACTTGCGGATCGAACTGCAAGAGTCGTCCGTCTGTGCCGGTGGCATGAAGAACGTTGGCATTAGAGAACGTGGTAGTTCCACCAAAAGCACCAGAAGCCAAGAGGGTAGCAGTGCACGTACCGAAAACGCGGGAGTATCCCGAGCCAGCCAGGTCGTACTGACCACCAACGCCCAAAGAACCCGACTCAACGCCGGATCCCGGAGGATCGTTGTAAATGGAAGCACCCTGGGGATAGGGATCGGTTCCTGCAGTTCCTGCAAGCGCGCCGCCGTAGGTGTAATCCAAGTAGAAGAGCAGGCCGGAGGGCAGGCTCATCGGCTGGATGGACACCAGGTCGTTGGCGATCAGGCCGCCGAAGACACGACGAACGATCGGGAAAGCAATGTTGGTGAAGCCGCGAAGGTCGCCCGATTGAGTCAGGTTTCCGCCACCGGTGGAGACCGAGGAGGCCTCTTTCAGCACCTGGCCTGCCTGGTTTTCCAGCATGCGGGCCATGTTCTCGCGGCCTACACCGTCGAGTCCGCGAAGCAGGCCTGTGCGGCCCCACTTCTCTACAAGTCGCTTGTTCTGAGTTCCCACGTGGCGTGCACGGATTCCCTCAGTCAGCATTTTCAAATCAAAGCTAGACATAAGTTTTCTCCTAATAAAAGTCTAAACAGAGTTGTTGGATCAGTTCTTGCCGATACCAGCCAGGACTGCCCATCTATCCGTCTCAACGCCACTCTTGGACGGTTGACCCGACCGGGTTGATCTGGAGGACGATCCGAGAGTCCTATTAACCGACTCGCTAAGTTTGCCACTTTGGCCTCTCCGTGCGAGCGAACCGGAGAGAGACTTGTAAAGCAGCTTTGCTTCGCGGAGCGTCTTGGCATTATCAAGGGCCTCGACAATTGCTCTCTGCTGCTTAACAGTCAGGTTTTTGTTCTGCAGAAGTTTGTTTGCGTAGAGCAACTTCGCGTTGAACAGGTTCATTTCTACAAGTTGCTGCTTCATGTTTCGAGCAGCTTTCTTGTACTCAGCAGCTTCACGCATGGCGCGACGGGCTGCTCTGTTGCCAGCCGGACGGCGGGCAGGACGTCTGCGACGACGACGGGACTCAGAAACGGAGCCGAGCTCGTCGGCAAGCACATTGATGAGGGTCTCTTCGTCGACTTCAATGACGTCACCAAGGACCTCACCGCCGCCAAATTGATCGGCTTCTTCTTCGGCCGACTCACGAATGCGACGGGCTCGACGCATGCGGTTGAGTTCTTTGCGAAGCACGGACTCCTCAATCTCGTAGACTGCTTCGCCCATATCGTCCATTTCTTCGAGGTCGAGTTCGAGTTCTTCTTCCTCTTCTTCCTCTTCCTCTTCGCCACCTTCTTCGGCAACTTCAAGGTCGAGCCCAAGAGCATCTCCGAGGTCCATCAAAGCATCCTGTGCAGCGTCAACATCGACATCAACATCAGCTTCCTCTTCAACTTCCTCTTCGACTTCAACTTCAGCTTCTTCTTCTGCCTCCATTTCGTCCTGCTCTCTCATGTGTTTCATTTCCTCTACGTTCTCTTCAGCCTCGAAGAGAAAGTCGAAGATATTTCGCTTGTACTTACTTGACATTTCTCTCATCTCCTTAATGGTAGAATTCAGCTTTTGCTCGAGGCGCTGAGAACCCCTTCCTCCGCGCTTCAACTCTGTCTGCAGAGAGACCGCCTCTCTGACAAGGGACATGAAG